GTGAGGCTCGGCGCGCAGCGGCCAAGGTGGCACCACCTGCCGCCGAACCGGGCGCAAAGCGCGGGAAGGGACGCGGCTGATCTCGCCGCCGAGACCGGCCTCATCCTCGACGACTGGCAAGTGTGGTGGCTAGACAACGCTCTTGCCGAGACACGCGACGGCATGTTCTGCGCCAAAGAGAACGTCTTGATCTGTGCTCGCCAGTCTGGCAAGAACGGCATCCTTGAGGCGCTTGAGTTGGCGGCACTGTTTCAGTATCACGAGCGGCTGGTGATCCATTCGGCGCACGAAGTGCCGACAGCAATGGCTCACTTTCACAAGATGGTTGCTCGCATTGAGAACACGCCGTTCTTGAGGAAGAAGCTCAAGCGTGTCTCGCACACCAACGGCAAAGAATGCATCGAGTTGGTGTCGGGTGCCCAGTTGCAGTTCCGTGCTCGTGGCAAGAACTCGGGCCGTGGCCTTACCGCTGGGCGCTTGGTGTTTGACGAAGCGTTCAAGATTCCAGCCGAGTCGATGGGCGCACTGTTGCCCACGATGCGCGCCGTGCCGAATAGCACAATCACCTATGCCTCGTCTGCGCCAAAGTTCGACTCGACGGTGTTGCAGTCGTTGATCAATCGCGGCCGAGCTGGTGATCGCGATGATCGCCTGTTCTATGCCGAGTGGGGCAACCCGCCGGGAACGCCGATGGACGACGTCGCTGCCTGGTACACCGCGAACCCAGCCCTCGGCATCCGCATCACCGAAGAGGCACTGCACGACGAATATCGCACGTTGGTGTCCGGCGGCGATCCTTTGATGATCGCCGAGTTTGCCCGCGAGGCTGTCGGCATTGGCGAAGATCCCCAGCAAGGGCTCAAGCCTGCCAAGTTGCCAGCCGAGAAATGGGCTGCGACCGCCGGAGTGGACCTTGCGCTCACCGCAACAATCAACGTGATTGCTTTTGACTGCGACTTCGACACCCGTTCGGCGTCCATTGCGATCTCGTCGGGCACGCTTGCTTCGCCTTATGTAGAACTCGTGGAGTTTCGCGACGGCGTCGGCTGGCTCCCAGCCCGCCTGATTGAACTGGTGCGCAAGCTGAAACCGGCAGTTATCGGCGTTAATGGTGCAGGGCCTGCCGGCGCAATGGTCGGCCCGGTACTGCAAGCGCTCGCCGATGCCAACCTTGACGCCTCACTGCTCAAGCAGTTGGGGCCGAACGAATACAAACAGGCGTGCGGCGGGTTCTTTGCCGACGTGCTCGAGGGCCGACTGCGCCGCCCGCATGGCCAAGTAGCGCTTGACGCTGCCGCTGCTGAAGCGTCCGAACGTGTCCTCGGTGACGCGTGGGCGTGGAACCGGCGAGCTGCGTCGTCTGCGCCGATCTCGCCACTCGTTGCCGTCACGGTCGCCCGAGCATTACTACCCACGGCCCCAGCCGACACCCTTTCAACTTTCATCTACTGAGGAGGCAATGTGCGTCAACTTGTTGCTTCGTTCGTGCAGTTGGCGGGCATCGCCTCGGGGGTTATTGCCGGGTTCATTGTCACTCCAGCCCTCGGCTTGGCAGTGTTGAGCGCCGGTCTTGTTGTCGTCGGCATTGCCGCTGAACGGGGTCATTAATGCTTCGCGCCTTGCGGCCTTCGGTCGAACAACGAGCGGTGACCGGCCTGCTTCCCGATCTGCCTTCGCGATGGAACACGATCTCTGGTTACACCGGCTCGGCGTCGGTTGACACCTCGCTGAAGGTGTCGGCAGTGTGGGCGTGCGTGCGTATCGTCGCCGACGCCTTGGCTGCTGCACCGCTCGATGTGTATTCGCAGAGCACCGGAATGCGTAAGAACATTGCGACGCCAACAGTGCTCGCTAAGCCCGATTCGCACCTGTCGCAGCACGAGTGGATGTTCTCGCTTGTTGCTTCACTGATGCTCACCGGTAACGCCTACGCCCTTTGGGAAGGTGTCCAGGGGGGCTATCCAACCGGCCTCACGCTTGTCGATCCGAGCTTAGTCACGTTCATCAAAGACTCTTCCGGCCGCTTGGCGAAGTACAAGGTGGGCGAGCAGATCTTTGATCCTTCAATGGTGCTGCACATCAAGGCGTTTACTTTGCCGGGCAGGATCGGCGGCATTTCGCCAATGACTCAGTTCGGTCAGACGATCAACCTGAGCGCTCAAGCCGAGCGTTTCGGTTATCAGTTCTTCACCGACGGCGGCATCCCTTCGGGCATCTTGTATGCGTCCGACGAGTTAACCAAGACGCAAGCCGACGACGTCAAGCGCACATGGACCGACGCAATGCGAGGCCGTCGCGAGGTTGCCGTTGTCTCGGCCAAACTCAAATACGAACAGGTGTCGGTCGCACCAAACGAGTCGCAGTTCCTTGAGTCGCAACAGTTCTCCATCGAGCAGATATGCCGGATCTTTGGTGTGCCACCGGAAATGATCGGCCACGCCTCATCGGGCGCCAACGTCACTTACGCCAACATCGAGGAGCGCCAGCTCGGCTTCCAAACGTGGACGCTGCTGCCGTGGGCTTCACGCATCGAAACGGCACTCACCTCGGTGCTGCCATATCCACAGTTCGTAAAACTGAACCTTGACGCAATGGTGCGAGTGTCGCTGCTTGATCGTTACAAGGCCCACTCAATGGCGCTGCGTGACGGCTGGGCAAACGCTGACGAGCGCCGAGCGCTTGAGGATCTTGGCCCGATCCCGAACGGCGAAGAGTACCTATGGCCGCTCGTTCAACCGTCGTCAATCATTAATCGCTGAAACGCCGGCGGCGACCCTTTCTGGAGGTATCACATGATTTCCCCAATCGAACGGCGCATCACTGACGCCAAGATCGAGATTCGCAACAACGCCGACGGCACTGTTGGCCTGCGTGGCTATGCAGCCGTGTTCGACAGCGTTGCTCATGGCGAAGTAGTTCGCCGATCGGCGTTCTCGCGAACCATAGATCAACGCGACAACGCCCGCCTGCTCGTCAACCACGACGGCGTCCCGCTCGCCTCAGTCAAGGCCGGAACGATGACGCTGTCGGTCGACGATCGTGGCTTGCTCGTTGACGCTCCAAACCTTGACCCAAAGAACCCCACAGTGCAAGAGCTTGTCTCGGCAATGAACCGGGGCGACATTGATCAGATGAGTTTCGCCTTCACGGCGTCGGATGATCCCGTCGTTTCAGGCGTGCGCGAGTTGCGCGAAGTGAAACTCTACGACGTCAGTGTTGTCACTTACCCTTGGTACGAGGCAACAACGGTGTCGCTCACCGGGCGCACAACATCCGAACTGGTGTCCTTGCGTCGTTCGCCAGAGATGGCGTCATTGCTCGAGGCCAAGCTCCGCGCTGCACCTGCGGGCAAGACAAGCTTCATGGACGTCGCCGACGAACTCTGCGAGCAGATCGCTGAAGCGCTCGGCGTTACAGGCGAATGCATCTATGTCGCCGATCTCGGTGCCGACTGGGCTGTGTACTACTGCTACGACGGCGACTGGGACATGTTCCTTGTGGACTACACCACGAACACCGATGGCACTTTCACTATCGGCGCACCGACACAAGTCGAAGCGATCACCGAGTACCGGCCACTCAGCGCCGAAGAACTCACCGAAGAAAACACCGAAGACGAACTGGTTCGCTCCATTGAGCGCCTCGTCGAAGCGCGAGCACTACTCGCCGCCTGATCTACACCGAAACCCGGAGCCACGACTCGGAGCCTTTGAGGGCCACCACGCGCAGCCACCACGTTCGGTCAGAAACAAAAACCAACATCTACACCCCTCAAGGAGGGTAGTCACCATGTCCAAATCACTTCTCGACATCACACGCGATGAGCGCGACGCACTCATCGCTCCAGCAAACACCATTGTTGCCAAGGCCGAGGCCGAAGCACGCGGGATCACCGACGCCGAACTGGCAGAGATCCGCACCGCCAAGGAGGCCACGGCCGCCATTGACGAGCGCATCGCTGAACTCGTTTCGCTCGATGCCCGCAACCGCTCGGCTGCGACCACTGTTGTCGCTGTCGGCGGCGCAAAGGTCAAGACCGAAGAGCGCACCTACACCGCCAGCAAAGCTGCGACCGGTTCGGCTTCGTTCTTCCGCGACGCCTTCTTCAGCCGCAGCGGCGACCTCGCCGCAACCGAGCGCCTCAACCGCCACTCGCGTGAAGTCACCGTTGAGGGCGAGGCCCTTGAGGCTCGCGCCGTTACCACCGGCAGCTTCGCTGGTTTGGTTGTCCCGCAGTACCTGGTCGACTTGGCCGCCGAAGCATTGCGCGCTGGTCGCCCATTCGCTAACGCTTGCACCAAGTTGCCAATGCCTGCCGAGGGCACCTCGTTCATCGTGCCTCGCGGCACGACGGCCGCAACCGCAGCGATTCAAGCAACTGAAAACGCAGCGATGTCGAACACCGACGAAGTGTGGGGCAACGTCACGGTTCCTGTCGCAACCATCGCTGGTCAGCAGCAGGTGTCGCGTCAGTCGATCGAGCGCGGCACCCCCGGCCTCGACGCCTTGATCTACCTTGACCTCGCCGGCGCCTACCAGTCAGCGCTGGATACCCAGCTTTGGAGTGGTTCGGGTTCGTCCGGTCAGGTGCTCGGTGTTCAGAACACTTCAAGCATCAACGCCGCCACCGCCTTCGGTGCTGCTCCAACTGGTGTGAACTTCACCTCGAAGCTCGCTGGCCAGATCGCCGCAGTTGCCGGTGCAGGTGCGCAGGTTTCGCCAAAGGCGATCTTCATGCACCCTCGCCGCTGGGGCTTCTTGACCGCACTCGTTGACGGCCAGAACCGCCCACTGGTGCAGCCTGTTGCCAACGGCCCATTCAACGTCACCGGCATCAACTTGAACCCCGGTTCATACGGCGTCGACGATGCCACCGCCACCAGCGGCTACAACGTCGTTGGCTACTTGCAGGGCCTGCCAGTGATCACTGACGCCAACATGCCAACGGCAGTCGGCACCAACTCCGAAGACCTCGTCTTCGTAGTCGACACCCGCCAGATGCTTCTTTGGGAGCAGGGCGACGGAATGCCACAGATGTTGCGCTTCGAGCAGACACTGGGCAACCAGCTCACCGTGTTGCTCGCCGTGTACGGCTACGCAGCATTCACCGCTGGTCGTTACCCCGGCGGCGTCGGCAAAATCGGCGGCCTTGACACGGTCGCCACTCAGGGCTTGGTCGCCCCGAGCTTCTAGTAGCTCAACAGCAAGTCGTGGGGGGCGGGCAGCAATGCCCGCCCCTCACTCAATGAAAGGGCGCACATGCTCGAATACATCGAAGACAACTACCGGCAAATGTTGCGTGACGGCTCGGTCACCCTTGCCGCACTGCGCACCAGGGCGACTGCCGACAACGATCACGACATGATCGCGTTCTGTGATGCTCAGGCCGCAGTTATTGAACTCGCGATCAAGGATCACACCACGGTCGAGAAGGCCGTTCGTAAGACCGCACCGAAAGGCTGACCGTGTCCATCGTTCTCGCCGCCGACTTCACCGAGTACATCCGAAGCGAACTCGGCTCGCTTGACGAACGAATGATCGCTCAAGCTCAAAACGCTGCCGAGCAAATTGTGCAGCAGTACTGCCAGCGCACCTTCGAGATCGCGAGCGTTACGGCGACAACGCGACTCTATATTCCAAAGAACTCCGACCTGATCCGCATACATGACTGCACAACGGTCACGTCGATCACGGAGAACGGCTCAACGTTGGCGTCGACTTCGTATCAGCTCGAGCCACTCAACGGCTTGTCAACGACTGGCACTGCGGTGCCGTACACCCAGGCACGTCGCGTCTATTCCGCATGGCTGAACTACGGCGACACCGCAAGCGTTGCCGTCACCGCTACATGGGGCTGGGCGGCTGTCCCAGCCGCTGTCACCGAAGCCATCAAGGCACTCGGCAAAGACTGGATTCAGATGCGCGACACCAAGTTTGGCTACACGCTCGGCGAGTTTGGCGCGATCTCGGCTGGCCGCAACTGGGCAGCACTGAGCGCGCTCGGGCCATTCCGACGCGCCGAAGCGTTTGGCCTTGCATGAGCGTCAACCTTCAAGCAATCCGTGAGGCGTTAGCGGCGCAGGTTCGCGCCAACGTCGCCAAGAACATCAACGTGTACGCCTACGACGTCGGCGCTGGAACCTTCCCAGCGATCCTTGTGCAGGCCACCAACCCTTATG